GAAGACATCTGGAACTACAGCTTAGAAGGAATGGCTCATGCTACAGTATGAACATGATTATGCTGCACTAATAACTGATATATTAGCTAATGGTGCAGATAAACAAACAAGAAACGGTAAGACTAAGTCTTTATTTGGTATGTCACTAGAAGTTAAAGGGCTAGAGCACTACTTTCCTATTCTTCAAGGGCGTAAAATGTACTATAAAGGGGTATTTGGTGAGTTAGCAGCAATGCTTCGCCGTCCTACTTGCGTCCAAGACTTTAAAGAGTGGGGGTGTAACTACTGGGACTTGTGGGCTAATGAAGACGGTAGCTTAAAAATAGACTACGGGAATACCTGGTTTGACTATGAAGGCTTTAACCAAATAGCACAGCTCAAAGAAAACTTAAGAAACAACCCCAATGACCGCCGCATGATTATTAACGGTTGGAGACCTCATAAGTTGCAAGAGCTAAGTCTACCTTGCTGCCACTATAGTTATCAATTCTACGTGGCTAATGGTGAGCTAAGTATGGTATGGACTCAACGTAGTGTCGATGTTATGATAGGACTACCTTCAGACATTATCTTTGCTGCAGCGTGGCTTATAATGGTAGCTAACGAATTCGGCTTCGTACCTGGTAAGGTAAAATTTGACTTTGGTGACTGCCACATTTACGAAGAACATATACAAGGCGCTTATGAGTATATTCACCGAGTAGAAACTGATAAACCGCTAAGAGCTCCTATATATAAGTTAAGAGCTCCTAAAGGTAAAGACTTTTGTGCCTTTGAACCTAAAGACATAGAGATACCCCTATTTGATTCACTACAACCACTTTCATTTAAACTAAAGGCCTAATTATGCACAGAGTACTACAAAGAGTTGGCGCTTGGAACGCAGCTCGTTATAAACAAGAACATTCACTTCCATTAACTGTTAGCTTACTACGTGAAGAACAACGTGAGCTCTTAGAAGCTAAAGCACCTGTCGATAGGCTTGACGCTTTATGCGACTTGACATTTGTGTCCATTGGTGCGCTATGGAAGCTCAATGTACAAACTGAAGACCTTAATGCAGCACAAGTTCAAGCAGTACAAGTGGTGCAAAACCAGTTAGACTGTAATGAGATTTATCCCGCGATGTACAATAGCACATACATTGACGTGATAGAGTTTGACCACGACTATCCTATGGCAATGGCATTACAGCTGATAATAACTTCTTGCTTAGCAGAGATGACAAGCCTCGGCTTAGACCAGGCCCAATGTATTGAGGCATTACTTATTGTCTGCGATGCTAATGACTCTAAGACAATAGCTAAGACTGCTAGCGATGTTAAAGCTAACATAGATAAGGGCCCTTACTTTAAAGCGCCTGAACCCCGTTTAACTAAATTATTGGAGGAAGCCCGTGGAAAACTTAACTAAATATGTAATGGGTGTTGCAGCTAAGTCTAACGTAGAGAAGCGCAAAGTAGGTTGTTTATTACTCGATAGCTCAGGTGATATAGTAGGCCAGGGTTTTAATGATGTAAAAGTACATGCTGAGCTTAACGCTATCCATAACTGGAAGAACGGCCCTGCAACAGATAGTCAAGCAGTTAAGGCTATCGTTACACATCCACCTTGTCCAGACTGTGCTCGTGCTTTACAGTTAGTAGGCATACAAAGAGTAGAGGTTGTAGAAGCCTTTATGAAGTTTGATGGTGATAAACCTCGCTTTGACTTGATTGACCCTATGTTTGCGTTATTAGTGATAAAATTTGATAAGTGGAACCAACCTTTCCCTAAAAAGGAAGAGCTTAAAGCTGCACTGTACCAATGGAGTGTACGGCCTGAGTTCAATACTGCTGAGGACTGGGGTGTTCTACTAAACTTAGTTTTTGGCCAATATAAAGACTTCTATCACATGGAGCACTCTTTAGCTGCGGTACTAACTTTTGGTGCTCGCAAGTATAAACCAGGTAACTGGAAAGAATGTACTGACACTGGTAGATACCTGGCAGCAGCTCATAGACATCTAAATGCAACAGAAGAGCTTGATGATGAAACTAAGTTACCTCATCGCGACCACATGCTTTGCAACTTAATGTTCCTTTACGTACTAGGACTAAAATAATGACTATTCAAATTTTACAAGAAGACATTCGCATTCGCCCCTCAGCTATTGATGGATTCTTTGGCTGTGCGTGGCAATGGGGTTCTACGTTCCTCGAGGGCAACCGCTCCATGCCTTCTAGCCGTGCGGCTATCGGTACTTCTATTCACGCTGCTGCAGAGCAAATGTGGAAAGAGAGCATAGATGCGGGAGATAAGCGCATTAACCTTGGCACTATGACTGATGCTGCTATGGAAGCCTGGAAAGCGGAGAACGAGCAGGATAACATGCAGTTCAATGATGGAGAGACCCAGAGCACTTGTACAGCTGAGATACTCGCAGGTACTGAGGCATTCATTGAAGACATAGTACCCTTCACCGACATACCTACAGGTGTTGAGGAGTTCTTTAAAGTCGACATTAACCATCGGTTAGTATCAGAACTTGGTGGTACTATTGACTATATCAACAAGAATACTATTGCGGATATTAAAACTGGTAAACGTAAGCCATCAGTAGCTAATTACACGACGCAGCAGTCCATATATAAGTATTTAGCTATGGAAAATGGTGTAGACGTAAAACATAATCTAATTCAGTCGGTAGTCCTTAAAAAGGTTCCAGAAGGCGCGATACTTCCAATGGAGTCTAACGTCCCTCAAGCTAAAGACTTAGTTAACATCATGCTTGACACCCTTGACTTAGTTATGTTAGATGTAGCGCCTATTGAAAGCATTCTGCGCCCTAATCCTAAGTACATGTTCTGCAGCAAGCGCTTCTGTGCGTTCTATGGCAAATGCCCAGGCACTATGCAGCAGATTCAACGTCCAACAACTATTCCGGTAACTAAACTATGATTAAACTAATATGGGCACAAGATGAAGCAGGCGGCATTGGTAAGGATGGTGACATTCCTTGGAAGTGCCCCGCTGACCTAAAGCACTTTGCGAAGAAAACTAAAGGCACTACTGTTGTTATGGGGCGTAAGACCTGGGACTCTTTACCATTTAAGAATGGTTTACCTGGTCGTAAAAATCTAGTACTTACTAGGGACCCTAACTTCTTAGAAGCTGAGACTGTAACACTAGAAGAAGCTTTAAAGCTAGATTGCTGGGTTATTGGTGGAGGTGAGGTGTATGAACACTTCTTGCCTTACGCTAAAGAAGTACATATTAGTTATATCGGCGGCGATTACAGTTGTGATACTTTTGCGCCTACGGATGTTACTAAGAAGTTTGGTGGTACTATATGGGGCAGATACTTTGAAGCCGTATAAACACCAAGAAGAGTTGTCTACCCAGGCACTAGATATACTTCGTGAGAACATGATGGTATATCTAGCAATGGAAGAACGGACAGGGAAAACTCTTACAGCTCTTTTAGTCGCGGAGAAATCTACGGCCAAGAGAGTCTTGGTGATAACTAAAAAGAAAGCCCTGGATGGCTGGGAGGACACTTTAGCTAAGTTTACCCATACTAAAGACTACGTGGTAACTAACTACCATCAAGCGCATAAAGTAGAAGATGACTTCGACCTAGTGCTATTAGATGAGAGTCATAACTATATTAGCTCATTCCCTAAGCCTAGCAGTATGTGGAAGAAGCTAAAGTTATTACTAGCTCGTACACCTATAGTATACATATCAGCTACGCCGTACGCACAAGGCCTACAAATGCTCTTTCATCAGTTTCAGCTTAGCAGTTGGAGCCCTTGGAGGAAGCACAAGAACTTCTATCAGTGGTTTAGACTGTACGGTAAGCCTTATGAGCTAGAAGTTGCAGGTATGAAAATACGCCAGTATGACCGCTGTCACGAAGACATGATACTTAGTGTTGTAGAGCACTTGTTCATAACTAAGACTCGTAAAGAGTTAGGCTTTGAGCATGAACCAGAGGACGTGAAGCACTACGTGGAGCTAAGTAAAGAAACTAAGAAACTCTACAATGACCTAGTTACTGATGAGCTTGCTCCCGTAGAAGACCGTATGTTAGTTTGTGACACAAAAAGTAAACTAAGAGTGAGTCTGCATATGCTCGAAGGTGGTGTGGCTAAGATTGATGAAGAGTACCTAGTGCTTGCTAACCAGGAGAAGATTGACTATGTCCTACATGAGTTTGGGGATAATTCTACTAACGTCATTATGTATAACTATAAGGCTGAACGAACTAAGTTGGAGAGACACTTTAAGCAGTCCCTTCTCTTACAAGCTACTTCTTATGCTGAGGGTGTTGACCTTAGCAATTTTGATAACCTTATTGTTTACAGCCAAGACTTTTCGACTGCACGACATACTCAACGCCGTGCTCGGCAATGTAATATACAAAGAAAAGACCCAATACGAGTACATTTTATGCTCGTCAAAGGCGGACTGTCGGAGCAAGTATTTAAGACAGTCACGATTAACAAAACAAACTTTGTAGACTCAGTCTACTATAAGGAAACGCTATGACTTTACTTTTTAAGCCGATGCTTGCTGCATCGCAAACACCTGACCTTGACAAGATAGAATACCCTGTATTAGCTTCACCTAAGCTTGATGGCATACGATGCATTATGGCTGATGGTATTCCTTTTAGCCGCAATATGAAGCGCATACCGAATCAGTTTATCCAGAAAGAGCTCATGAAGCTACAACAACATGGGTTAGACGGTGAGCTAATGTTAGCTGAAGGCGATTTTAACAACGTGCAGTCTGGAGTTATGAGCGTAACAGGTGAACCTAAATTCTACCTTAACGTGTTTGATAACTTTGACTTAGATATGTTCGGCTTTTGGGACCGCTATAACAAGACTAAAGATATAGTAGAAGAGCTAGATAGTCCGTACATTCGCATGGTAGAGCATACTGTAATCCATAGTGCTATTGAGCTGCAGTTTTTCTGGTCTCAATGTATTAGTGAGGGATATGAGGGTGCAATGGTGCGCTCCTGCCAGGGACCCTACAAACGTGGGCGTAGCACTGTAAAACAAGGTTATTTATTAAAACTAAAAGTATGGCATGATGATGAAGCTGTTGTCATAGGCTTTGAAGAACTGGAGACTAACTGCAATGCAGCACAAACGGGAGAGCTTGGTCAGACTAAACGTTCACATAGTAAAGAAGGGATGGTGCCTGCCGATACTCTTGGTGCTTTGGTTGTTCACTGGAATGGGGTTGAATTCAAAATCGGAAGCGGCTTTGACATGGCCATGCGCCACAAGATATGGCAAAACCAAGAAGAGTTCAAAGGGAAAGAAGTTACGTTCAAGTACCAAGAAGTAAGTAAATACGGGAAGCCTCGCTTTCCAATCTTTAAATCGTTCCGGGAGGACAAATAATGAAAGCACAACTAATCTCATTTCTATGCGCATGCGTTGTACCCCTGCTAGCGTGGGTAGGAGGCTATAACTTTGATACTCGTGGTGCTACAGCAGTTGGTATAACTCTAATGACTATAGTTGTATACGCCCTTGCTATTACCTGCCCTCTCTTCCCAGCTAAGTGGAGAAAGTGGTGAGTGAGTCCAAAGTACAAAGTAAAATCTTGAAGTGGCTCAAAGCTAATAAGTTCTGGGTCTTCAAGACTATACTCTGTAACCGCAATGGTATACCCGACATTGTGGGATGTACGCCTAAGGGTAGGTTCTTTGCCATAGAAGTTAAATACGGCGCCAACAAGCCTTCCAAGCTCCAAGAATGGAATATCGCGGAGATTCAGAAGGTTGGTGGCATTGCTTTTGTGGCGTGGGACTTGGAGACTGTTCAAAGAGAGCTTGCTCCAGAGGTTGGAGGAACAGGTCCCGTTCCATCAAACGACGTTTAACTAAGCCTGGGAGGACTCTACCTCCCGCTTTTCTCCACTTAGGAAACTCTGCCGCAGCACCTTCTATATCGCCTCTGTTTAGCTTCATCCTCAAAGTACTAGCTTTAAAGTTTCCTGGCCCGATATTAAAAACAAGACTACATAATGCATCAAATTGGTTCTGATTTAGCTCCAAACGGATGTATCTGGAGACAAATAATTCTGTCTGAGCTAAATCTATACGCAGCAAATTTTCTGCTTCAGATTCATCAATATGGAGTCCAGATTTAGCAGTCCGAGTGTGTCCATAGCCTATTGTCCATACATTAGCAGGGCAAAGATAAGCATCAAGGCGTAGTCCTTCACAAGCCTTGATAATATCAGTATTGACTACCCTCACTTCATAACCTTACGTATGAGCCGCTCACCAAACCAAAAGCTAATAACAGTAGCTAATAGCGTCTGGTCCCAGGATGTCCACATATCTCCACCCTGGACGTACGTCACATATTTGCTGTACGAGTATAAGCCCATAAACCAATAAGTTATTATCGGTCTTACGGAGCCGCGCAATGCGTCGACCCACGTTACACCTGTTAAGACCATTGGCTTATGTGATGCTTTAGTGCTCGCGATGTCAGCCTTTAGTTCAAGAGCTAAATTAGCTAACTCACCTGAGATTTGGGCTTCCTTGATATTGGATGCGGCAATCTTCTCATGGAGCGCTAACTCATGCGCTTTGTCTTTACTGTCTTGGAAGTACCCCATAACAGAAGGG